TCTTAAATTAACAACATTGGAACCGCCAGAACTACCAGTGTCTGTTATACCACTAATATCGTAGTCGTCTCTCGTATGAATATAGGCTTCTTGTAAAGTAAGCGAAAGGTTTACAACAGCGGGTTTACCTCCACGCACAATCGCAAGCCCATTTGGCGTGAAGTCAGTTGAAAAATTAGACACCATACATGTCTTGAGTTTAAAGTAGTAATTTGGATCTATGCCTTGAAAGACAACATCGACCATCATGGGATAAGTCAGCAAGCCTCTGTCGATAGCACTAAGCCCCGATTCACCATTTTCCCTAATTACACTTTGGTATTCAGGAAGTATGCACGATCTAATTGTTTGAATAATATTGCGAATACTTTCACTGTCCTTTTCATTCTCTGGCGATAAAGTCCAGTTAAATGTGAAGTCTTTTAAGGGGACGCCACTAAACACGAGCGTTGCAAATGGATTAGCTGCTGTACCTGAGCCAGCGCCAAATCCATTCACTGCATCGGGAGCAATAGAAGCTAATCCTGCTCGTGTTAAATATTGAGCTACACTTGCTGCTTTCCCTGCCGCATCTAAAGCAGCTCCTGTATTTCCTGAGGCTATATCTCCTGCTGCTGCGCCAGCAGCCTTAGCCGCTCTTGCTATTTCAGAATTCACTTTGTTTATAGAATCTTTTATTGAATTAGGAGAGCCGTTAGCAGTCGTTGCTCCTGCTGAAGCAGCAAGCGATCCAAGAACACCAAGTTCGTTGCTACCAACATCAACAGCAAAAGAGTCTGCTAGTTGTTGTGGTAGAGGCAACACAACAGAAGGTCCTCCTCCAGAAGAGGGTTTACCTGCGCCATTATACGAGTATTGTTTAAACATTAAGAGCGTTTTGAAATCGCCCGTCTTATCAGGATACTCGTATATTTTGCCAACACCTGCGATCTTCGCTTTATTAGCATCGATTGTAGTTCCAGTTCCGGCTGACATTAAAGACCCTTTATAAATAATGAATTAATTCGTTACGATTATTTATATGCGTTTATGGGTAAATATTATCAAGGTCGATACAAACCGAGAAATCCCTCGAAATACATAGGTGATCCAACTAACATAGTTTACCGCTCTGGGTGGGAACTAAAACTAATGTCGCATCTTGACAAACACCCCAGAGTTGTTCGATGGGCGTCAGAAGAAGTCGTTATTCCGTATAGAAGCCCAATCGACGGAAAGATACACAGATATTTTATGGACTTCTATGTGGAGCAAATAAATAAAGAAGGTAAGAAAGAAAAAATCTTGATTGAGGTGAAACCCAAGGCACAAACAAAGCCTCCTAAGAGACCAGCGAAAGTTAAGAGCAAGAGATATATTAACGAAGTGAAAACTTGGGGCGTCAATCAAGCAAAATGGAAAGCAGCACAAGAAGTATGTTTAGATAGAGGTTGGAAATTTCAAATATTCACAGAAGATGAATTGGGGATCAAATGAAAGTCGAAATAGATAACAAAATAGCGGGTATGGTAATTGGCGCGATTTCAACAGCATTCGCCGTGTTCTTTTATATGAACTCAATCCATATTGAGAATCACGAGATGGAAGCGGTTGATGTTGACTTCCATACAAGAATTCTTATGGCAGAATCAACTCGGTATGCTGAGATCGCGAAGTATTATAGAGAAGAAATGCAGAATCGACCGCTGACTGAAGCTGAGTGGGCAAGGCTTGAACTTGTTGAGCGTCAGCAGTGCCGTATTCGTAAGCAAATCAAAAAGTCTTCTACGGAACTTTGTGATTAATGGCTCAAGTATTTACAGATTTACTTACGCAAGGTATTCGCCAAGGTAAAATCCCTGCTCGCGAACAAGAAGCCAGAAACTGGTATCGCGAAAAAGCAAAGGACTACGGGCGAGTGTCGGAAAGATCGATGTTTCGCCAAGACGGAGACAATCGATTAGTGAGTAGACCCGTGAACGGAAGTATGTATATGTTTTCATACTTCGCTAAGCATCGAGAGACATTACCGTATTTCGATCAATTCCCACTGATATTTCCCTATAAGAGAGTTCCTGGCGGGTTCATGGGAATCAACTTACACTATCTTCCGCATACGCTAAGAGCGCAATTGATGGACGCTCTTTACGATGTTGCTAACAATAAAAAGTATGACGAGACTACAAAGCTAAAGTTTAACTATAAAGTGTTAGACGGCGCAGCAAAGTATAAAGCATTTAAACCATGTATCAAACACTATCTAAATAGTCAAGTCAAGAGTCGATTCATTTATGTTTATCCAAGTGAGTGGGATCTAGCGTTGTTTTTGCCAACCGAGAACTTTACTGGTGCAAGCAAACGAAAGGTCTGGGCAGACTCAAGAAAGATGATCACATAGGAATCAAGAATGGCTTTCAATATACAAGAGTTTCAAGCGCAAATAGGAAGAAACGGCTATGGCGTAACGAATCTGTTTACCGTAGAAATTACAGCAGCGCCTGCGACGGGATTTTCTCAAAGAGATCTAGTTTTCTACGCAAGAGCGGCGACGTTGCCCGAATTTGATATTACGACAGAAGATATTGCTCACACAGGATTCGGGTCAGCCACTAGAGTTCCTACAGGTATGCAGTTTCCCGTACTTCCAATTACATTTATGGTCGACAAAGATCATAGAATAATGTCTTTTTTTCATGACTGGACTCGAAAAATTGTCAACTATGACCGAACGGGAGGACCATCTGGAGCAGCTAATGGGCTTCGACCATTCGAAATTAATTATAAGTCAGATTATCAGGGAGCGTTGAGAGTCACGTTGTTTTCTAGGTTCAATGGATCAGATTCTTATATCTACGAATTTTCTGGAGCATATCCCATAAGTGTAGGAAATATCACAACTGCGTGGGACTCTGAAGAGCTATTATTGTTACCTGTTGGATTCTCATATGACGTTGTTAAGCTATCGTCGCTTTCCAGACCTACTGTTACTGGTATTGGTGGCGGTGCGAATTCTCTTTTAACTTATTTCTCACAACTCAACACGTCTATTCAAGCATTGAGGGATCTTGACGCTACTCGAGAAATTCAAGGACTAGTAAATCAATCGGCATCACTATTAGATCAAATATTTTAACTTATAATTGGAGTATATAATGTCTTTACCTAAAATTGAACTACCTTTATTTGAACTCGAACTGCCTTCTACCAAACAGAAGCTGAAGTATCGCCCATTTACCGTCAAAGAAGAAAAGATTCTGCTGATTGCTCAAGAATCTCAAGAACTAGAACAGACTATTCTTGCGGTAAAACAAATTGTAGGAAATTGTTTTTCTGACATAGACGTGGACAAACTCGCTCTATTCGATCTAGAATATCTTTTGCTGGCGCTAAGAATTAAGTCAGTGAGTAATGAAGTTAAGTTTACGATCAAAGATCCAGATACAGAAAAGAATGTTGAGCTTGAGATTAACTTAGAAAACGTCAAACTCATAGAAAACGAAAATCACGATACTAAAATTCATATCAACGACGAATCGTTTTTGATGATGCGATATCCTACTGTAAATGAAATATTGATTCTACAAAAAGACAATACCGCAGAAATGCTTATGGATATTATGATTTCGTGTATCGACAATGTCGTTTCTGGCGACGAAGTTTACAAATCAGAAGATTTTACGAAAGAGCAAATGATAGAGTTTCTAGATACGCTACCGTCTACTACAATTAAAGACTTAGAAAACTTCTTCAATACGATGCCGACAATGCGTCATGAGATGAAATATGTAAATGAAAATGGAGACGAGAAGACATTTGTCGTGGAGGGGCTAGATAGTTTTTTTCTCTAATGCTGTGTCACACTAATCTGTTTGTTTACTACAAAAACACTTTCGGACTGGCGCAGCATCATAAATATTCAATAAGTGATATTGAAGGTATGATTCCCTACGAAAGAGACATCTACATCGACTTGTTATTGGAGTTTTTAGAAAAACAAAAAGAGGCAAAATAACAATGGTCGTCGATAAGAATAAATTTAAACAATACGACACCGACACTAACGGAATATTGAGCGAAGAAGAACTGAAAGTCGCGCAGTACGTCACCGAGCTTGAGTTGAAGGAAGAGAAGTCCGAGGCTCAAAAGAAAATGGCTTGGACATCAATTGCGACTATGATTGTGTTTACTACAGCGCTCTTTTCTTCCGTTATCTCTACAGAGCGTGTTGACGCATTATCCGACATTCTAGGCATATTCTATATTACCCAAGCAGGTATTGTAGGCGCTTATATGGGCGTAACAGCATGGATGAGTAAAAAGTAATGGAACTTTCCACGAATTCAAACCTTTCTAATGTATTAGGCGCATTAAACACGTCGCTTTTGATACAAACACAGCGACTAAATCTCGTTGCTGAAAAATCTATAATCACTTCTAGTAATACAACCACAGACGTCACTAATATATCTGAGTCTGTTGGTATGTCAGGCTCTCAAGGCATTATTGAAAGTCAAATGAGAGAGCAAAGCACGACGCTAATGAACATACTCAATGTGAATGAGAGTATGTTGGATTTTTTCAGGGAAACCAGATCCGAAGACGAACGGACTCGAAGGCAAGAATCAGTATCTGACGAAGACGATTCGAAAAAATCAGGTTCAGAAAATAATAAAAAGATGTTCGAGGGTCTGAGAAAGACAATAGGTAATCTTTCGTTGCCAAGTAAAGGCGGGATATTCGATAAACTTAAAATGGCTGGTCTTGCAGCCTTGGTTATGTCATTCGCCGACGATTTCGTAGAAGGATTTGCCAGAACCGTTTTCGGCGAAGAGGCTGCACAAAAAGTAAGAGATTTTGCTGACAAATATTTGAACACAGAAGCGATAGCGGCAACCGCATTGGGAGTTTTCTTAGGAGGAGTCAAAGGGGGATTTTTAGCGTTCACGTTTACGGCCCTTAGAAAACTCGCCGTAGAAGCAATCGAAGGTCTTGGATTAGACGATGTTTTAGGTGAATCAGGAACTCAAGCAGTCGCAGTAACTTTGGCAGGTATTGCCACTGCCATGTTAACAAAAACAGGCAGAACTGTAATGAGAGCAATTGCTAACGCAGCGATTAAATTGCCTACCGTGATTCCAGGCGTTCCTCCAACAAGGCCTCCAACTCAAACTCCAACTCCAGCAAACACAGATCAAAGGAGTAGAGCGCCGAGAAGAAGAGGGAGATTAGGCACTATTACTCGCTTAGCGACAGGGGTAGCTGCCGCAGTAGGTATAGGAGCAACTGCAAGTGCCGCTTCGGATGTGGCTCCAGAGTCGACTCCAGCAAGACAGAATCCCGTTAATGAAGGTCCAGGTAGAGCTCCTGTTTCTGCTGCTCAGCGCCAACAGGTCTCGCAGATGTCAGAAGCTGATTTAGAAAAACAAGGTGTACGTCGTGAAACAAGGCAGGTAGGGCGTAGAGGCTCTTCTGTTAGATACAGGGATACTAGTACAGGACGATTTGTAAGTCAAGCAGACGTCGCTACGCGCTCTGGAGCAGCTAACGTAAACGAAGCAGCTAGACGATTCCCGCGATTCGGTATGTTAAGTAGAATATTAGCTCCTCTAGGATTCGCCGTAGCGCTAGCAGACATAGCTTCTATCCTAATGAACGAGGAAATGGACGTCAAGCAGAAACAAATCGCTTTAACAAAAAGCATAGGTTCCATATTAGGAGGAGCTGGCGGGGCTGCAGCCGGTGCAGCTATAGGGACTTTAGTGATGCCTGGACCAGGGACTTTAATAGGCGGAGCTTTATTAGGGATTGGTGGCTCGCTCCTGGGTGAAGAGATTGCTAGTCAAGTAGCTCCTTGGTTATTTGGGGAAAGAGTAGACGATAGCAAAGTGACAAAGATAGTAGACGATCAAATGAATCAGCCGTCAACACCTTCCTCTACTACAAGCGCGACTTCTACTCAATATAATGGTCCAGTGAGAGCACCGATTCAGCCTTCAATTGCAGCGTCAACAGAAACTAAAATGAATATGCTTGAGCAAGGCGCTATTGAGTACGCAATGGGCAGTGGTTCTAGCGTTACACCAATCAATACGAATATCAATAATGGTGGTAACGTGACGAATAATAATGTGGGAGGCGCTTCTAACGTGACGTATAATATTATGTCTAGACCCGATAGAGCATTAGCGGGTAATGTGCCAATATCGCCATCAGCAGGTAGCTTTGGATAAAATAAAGGGGGCATAAAGCCCCCGATATCAACTCCTATCTACGTAAGATTAGATCAGACCGTTAGCAAGTGCTTTATAACCAGCTGCGATAACTTCGCGAGAAGCAGTGCCCAGACGGTATGTACCACGACTTTCATTCTTGCGCTTGTTCAGATACACAGGATAACCTTCCATACGAAGAGTGTTAACCATTGCTCGAGGATTGGCAACATTAAACTGGCTTTGAATCTGCTCAGCAGAAAGTTGCTCACCGTTACGAAGCGCGTTCAGTACATTTTCTTTACGTGTCATAGATATTTCTCCAAATGGTATCAATAGTTTAATCAAAGTTTAGGTGGGGGGCATAAGCCCCCCGAGTGATCAATCGTCAGCTAGACTCTTAAAAAAGTCAAGTGAGTCATCATCGTCATCGCTAGTAAGCGACGGTGAGGGTGCTTCATCCATAGCTGGAGCATTGCGCTCCTTGAACTTCGGGGTGAAGTCAACCTCGACATTGTCGTCCTCAGCAGTCATCGTGGGTGCGTGTGAACCGCCATCAAGTGCGAGAACTTTATAGAGCTTTGCCTTAAGTTCGTCGTAAGACTTGAAGTTTTTCGGATCGACAATTTCGTTCAGTGAATGCTGACGCTTCCAAACTTGTTCAAGTTCATCGTCATCCATATCACCAAGTACACTAGGCGCAGCAAACTCAGACTTATCATAATTACGATAGCCTTCGTAGTTGCGAATCTTCAATTTGAAGTCTGCGCCTTCCCAAAAGTCAAAGGGATTGATTGCTTCTTCTCCCTCAAACTCTGGATTCATAGCATCATTTAACTTATCAAAGATTTTCTTACCAAACTTGTACAGAAACACTTTACCTTCGTTTTCTGGATTGGCAGAGTCTTTGACAACATAGATGTTAGAGATATAACTCAGTCGGCGTTTTTGCTTACGAGCCTGCTCTTTATCTTCATCAACGCCGCTATTCCACAGCTTTGAGTTGAACTCAGAAACAGGGTCATCTTGACCGAGAGTTGTTAGAGAGTTTTCGATGTACCAGCCGCCTGGACCTTGAAAACCATGATCCCACAATCGTACAAAGGGCATGTCTTCGCCTTCTGGCGCAGGCAAGAAACGAATTACAGCAAACCCGTTTCCGCTAGTGTCAACCTGTGGCTTCCAAAAACGATCGTCGCCTTTGTTACCTTGATTATTCATCTTTTGAAGTTGGTTGTTGAGTTGATCAAAAGAATTGTTACGGCTTTTCTTAAGAGCAGCAAATGATGTTGGCATATGTATTTCCTCGTATATTTTGTATTACGTTGTATAGCGGTATGTTAAGTATATTACTATATGTTTTGTGTTTTGGCAAGCGATTTGCCACAATTATTTATAAAGGGAGTCGAGTAATCTTTTCGATCAGATTAAGCGACTCAGCCTCTTGGTGTACGTTAGACATCAAAATTGGTGAATCCCGTACGATTTCGCCAACCACATCAATATCGATATTATACTCTTCAGCATAACTCAGTATCGAATCGATATAGCTGGCACCTCTAGCCATATGCTCTTCCATATAGCTTAGAATTTGTTCAACATTAAACTCGTTAACAAGTTCAACGTCAGCTTTGCTTGCAAACTCTTCATCAACCATCGAGTTGTTTAACTCCATTTAACCAATTTTCAGCAGCGTCTCTGGCATAATGAATGCTATGAATTCCGTAAGATTCGACAATAGGAGTCGTCGCTGTCCCTACAGAGTAGTAGTGAACTTCATAAACGCCATCTTTTTCGTGAATTTCGGCTCGTGGTGCTGAAGGACCACTTTCAAGTTGAATAGAACTAATCATCGCCATTGCCTGCCTCCTGTTTTGTCACTACGTCGATTAGAGCTTCAATTTCTTCAATCTCAGATACCAGCTCACTTAAGTTTTGTTTATGATAGATTCGTGCCATCTTCGCAAGATACTTTTTAGGGATCTCAACATCCTCTTCAAGAGATGCTAGAGCTTCTTTCACGAAGGTCTTTTCAGCTTCTTGGCGAAGATACGAAGCGCTGATTTCTTCCATACAATCGCGAATGCGCTTACGATCTTCTGGGCTACTTGGAATAATAATACTGGTCATTCAAAACTCCTCAATGTTATGGAACTTACAAGTCATATTATACTATATTAAATCTCTGGAAACAATACATTTTTCACAAAAACATCAACATCATCTTCATTAAGCCCAAGCGACTTCATAACTCTTGGCGTATGCGGATTTTGCTTTTGATAGTACGCATATCGGTTGTGAGACGCTCTGACAGCCTCTGTATCAAACTTTGCCATAGCGTTAAGGGTAAGTGACATCATATAATGAGAGAACAGAGAGCGAGCTACAGCAGCCACACGAGTGACTTCTTCAGTCTCTTTTACATTACCTGCTGCCATCATATGCTCGCTGAAGATCTGCTTGCCCCAGTCGGGTAACTCACGCTCTCGTTTCCATTCTAGATTGGAGACAACCTTACCAAAGTCTTGAATCATAATATGATCAGGATTAATTGAAGGAGAGTAATCCAAGAATGCTCCCGTCATTTTCTTCTCGCCAGCAATAACATCAAAGCCGAATATAGGCGCATCGCTGTGGAGCTCCGGAAAGATACAGAGGTGCATCATATACAGCCCTTTGCTTTCTCTCGAATCTACAACGTCTAAGTGCGCTCTACGAAAGTGTGGGCTTTTCCAGACCAGATTAATCCAACCGTCTTGATTGAACCTTTCCATTCCTGGTTCATTGATACGACCTGCGTTAGTGTCTAACTCTTGAGTAAAATGCTCACTCAGTTTTTGTAGTGTTTCCCAGACTAAACTCATGCCACCATTCCTCAAGATCTTCAAATAAACGAATAGCAAAGTCAAAGCAGGTGTTTGCTTCATCTGCCATATTCAATTCTAATAAAGCGCGAACGCGAGCAATCATGTCCGTCTTATTCTCAAACTCATACATACGACCTTTGCCTGGAGTTCGCTTGGCTACAATCGCACCACCGAACATATCACCAAAGTGGCGAACGTATAAATGCGCAAGTATGCCTCTGGGATTAACTGACTCTAACTGCATAATATGGCGAGTGTAGTCGACTGTTGACTTCAGAAGGATATCGCTACTCTTGAGTTTGATGCCATATTCATTTTCCAGCTCTTCCATGTCAGCACGAATGCGATCATAGCGAGCAATATTACCAATGCCCAACATTTCTAGGGGAATCTTTTGCTCAAGAATATCGTAGTTGTACGACTGGTTGTAGATGTAGACGTAATAAAGCAGAGGGTCAATTTCGCCGCTCAGAAGTTCTTTGGCGAACCAAGACTCCTCTGCTCTTTTGTGATTGTCTGAAGTAAGGTCTTTCAATGTGGTCATGATATAGTTTCCCTTTTACTCAGTTAACTCCACACCGTACCGTCTGGGACGTAGGAAGCAATTTTAGCTTTGATATCGTTGCTGATACTATCAATGTTCATCACAGGCTTTCCTGCGCGTTTGACATAGAAGTAATTCGCGTCTCTAAGGTACTGACCGCCTTTAGTCTTACCTTTCATGCCAATCTTTCGACCTTCTCTGCCACTCTTAGCTAAATCGCTATCAACTTTAATCTTATTGAAAGCGAATACGATATCCCCATCCATATGAGTAGTAAGGCTTTTACCCATATTAACGATATCTTTCATGGTCGCAGATGCGCCTTTATGTGTACTCACTAATATCTGAGCAGGTACGACCCTATCTCGCTCTCTGTTTTGTTCTTTCGCGACTTCAATATCGTTGATGACCCAAACGATATGGATATTCTTTTTGTCGTAGCCCAATTCGTTAACTTGATTGCTGATCTTCTTCAGTTTCTTCATATCTTTCAGTGTAACATCAAAGATCAAGTTAGGCTTTCTACTGGGATCTGCCATCATGATCGATCGATATACCGCTCGCATCTTACGATCATCCAGATTCAGATAGTCGCCCATGATGCTGTGAAGCTGACTTACGACCTCTGGCTCTTTCATTCTAGCGGATAGATCTTCAAGGTCATAACCAAGTTCGTC